AAGTTTTGACCCACCAAATGCCCTGTAGAGCTATTTAGCGTAAGCATAGCTGTGCTACCACTAGAGCCATATTTGTATAGTATAGCTCCATCATCTAAGTATATATCTTTATTAGTATTGCTAGATGAAGATATACCTGCTCCTATCCTTAGGTCTCCATCTACTGTTAATTTATGTGAAATGTCAGTAAACGCAAGATTGTTAGCATCACCAAGTCCAACATTTCCAGACTTGCGTGCTCTTGTGTTTGCTGTAGCTGCGGAACTCTCTACTCCCCATACATCAGAGGTAGATGCGAGAGAACCTATATAATCGTAAACAGCATTCATTGAAGGTGCTTTTGTTGTAACGCCATCCCAAGATGCGCCAAAAGTACTATCGTCAACGTTTGCTTCTATTCTTTCTTTAATGTATTGTTTAGAGGGTAACCTATCATCTAACGTTAACATTCGAGTTTTGGCAGTTGTTACTTTACCTAACCCATAACCTTCTCGTGTGGCTTTTTTGTTAATTTTTGTTGGTTTGAATACTTTCATAGGTGCTCCTCAAAGTGGGCGACTTGTTCTGTGGTGTCGCCCAGACCAAAATTTTTATGTTAACTAAGCTTATCTAATCTGAAATTACGATACAGCCAGCCTCTGGGCGGATAACCTTCAATCCATATCTCATAGACATGTATGAACCAGTTATTCCGAATCCGGGGTTAGCTTCTTCGACAGTTAGGCCACGCCTTTCGACATATGCGACAGGCTTGACTTTCATGTCAAATATTCCAGCTTTAGTTTTAGGTACGTATGGGTTAACTACTACATTAAGTCCGAATAGTTGACCTACGACACCGTTGTTAGAAGTTTGGTTGACGTAATCTAAACCACCTTTTGCTACAGATGTATCAATAGTGTTAGTACTGGTTGTTCCTGTGTTGAAAGGTGCTGTGAAATCAGCCAAGTTCAATAGAGTCTTGTAGTGGGTTGGGGAAACCAAGATTGTATCTGGGGTCATTCCCTTTGCACTCATTAATTCTATAGCCTTGGTTACATCTCCAAGTTCTAAGTTACCACCGCTAGTTGCTTCAGATGAACTGGAGTCAGTAGATGCGAAGTAGTGGGTACCAAGTGAGTTTAAGTCAGTTGTTGAGTATCCACCGTATTCGTATAATCTGCTACCAGAGCTTGGACTTGCACCATAGAATCCACCGTGTGGGTATGTTGCGAAAGTTTCCAAATCTGTTTCATTTGTACTTGCGGTAATGTCGGTTGTACCGAATGTTGCGTCAGTAATACCAAAGACTGCGTATATGAAGTGTTTCGTTACGTGTCTTTCTACTGCTCTTCTTGCTTCGTTTAGAGCCAATTCCATCTCAGAGAATCGTGAATCTTCTAACATTCTGCGGGTAACACCTACTGCAATACCAAACTCTTTAACTGAGACACGTTCGTTTCTCAAATCAGTGTGTTGGTAAGCTGGTGTTGCACCTTCTTCAATTTGCTCAAGTCCCATTGAGGGTTTTGCAAATGTAATGTCAACATCTCCACCAGTATCTGTGGTAAATCGCTCTGCAAACATGCTTACTACAGGCATTTCAGTGACTTTGTAATCCTGAATTGCGTCTTTGTAGTCTATTAATACTCGGTTTGCTGTGTCACTTAGTTGTGATGATGCAATACCGGGATTTGTTCCTGCTGCTACCATATTTTACTCCTTATAGAATCATACACTTGACTAAGCCAGTGCCTCCATCTTCTACTGTCACCGCGCATGGTGCTGTATTTACAGGGCTTGCGCCGTCTGAAAATGCTACCAATTGACCGGGTGTGCTATCTAACATAAGTGGTATTGCTCCATTAACATCAGCTCCTAGCTTGATGTGAACGATAACTCCACGACCTGTTACAACACTGCATTGGTCTCCAGATGCTGCATCTACTAATGCTACACCCATAAAAACAGTGGTTGTGTCGTCAGAGTCACCTAGCTGTACTGTACAATCTCCGCTAGCTACGTGTAACAATGAAACAGGTTGTCCTGCTGTGATTGCTTCACTTGCTTCGAAATTCATTATACGTGCTGGTGCTCCACCGTCGTTAACTAATATTCCTTTTACTATTGCCATATTTAGTTCTCCTCTCCTTTGAATACGATTCTACCGTTTTCCATCGCAAACATGCGTGGGGTTTCCTCGGCTTCTACTGGAGTTTCTTCAGCATCATGGGATTTTCCCTTTCCAAAAGTTCGTTCTTCAACTGCTTCTGGTACAGGTACTCCTTCCATTGCGATACTGAAACCTTCTAGCTTGACTGCGTCCCATGCTTTTAGTTCCGTTGCACGAGCATCCTTGTTCTCATCATCGAGTTTTCCTAGAGCGGCTTCTTTTGTGATAATTGAATCAACAAAAGTAGTGATTCTTGCTTCTGCCTCAGCAGTAGCACGAGCCTCTTCCTCTTCTTGGAATTTCGAAACGAGAGCTAATGTCTCTTTGTGCGTAGATTCTAATTCAGCATAAGAAGCATTCATCTCTTCAAGTTGCTGTTTCATCGAAGCGAATTCACGCTCGGTGATTACAGCAGCTTCAGAGACTATTTCTGTGTTCTTTTCTTCAGCCATATTTTCTACCTCGCTGTTTCGCCCGTGTGTGTCACAGGCACAAGATTCCTCTTCGTGGCCTCCACAGCCACAGGAACCATGTTTTGACTCCTCACCGAATTCACGGTGGTCGTCACATTCCTTTCCGTTATCTATCGTACATGCGTCACAAACGGGGGTTCGAGTCTCATTATCAATAAAACTCACCTCAATAGGACGGATGTCCATTGCAAACGGTTCTCCTAGAACGTCTACATCCTTAGAAAACCAATCGATAGAGACATGCGTCATATCTCCGTTTTCAATCTTTTCTAACACTCCATTATTATTCACTGCGTTCTTGTAAAGTTGCGCAAGCATCTTTATTGCAGTTTTACCACCTTCAAGCTCTACGATTTCTGGGTTGATAGCCTTTCCAAGGAGGTCGTCCTCGGTTCGTTGATGATTGTAGTAAACTGGTAACTCAGTAAATGTTTCTACACTATTTTTTAATACGGACGGTTCAATAAAGACCTTTTGGTCGCCATCTTCGTCGTGAGGGCCTGACGTTATAGCGATAACTGGGTATTCTATATATTCATCCGTGTGAACAGGTTCTTGTAGTTCCAATGCAAAACTGCGCTGGTTTTCCTGTCCGCCCTCGGCAGATTCAGCAAACTGTCTATCAGTTCCTTCCTCTACCCTCATACGGCACATGTTAGCCGTAATCTCTTGGTAGTCCTCTATACCTCTCTTTTTGAGAGTTGGGCCTACTTCTATTATACAACGCTCGTAGTCGTACTCTTTGCTCATTCTTCTCTATCCCCCGTAGGATTTGCAGACGGTTGATTACCACCGTTGCGGTTTTCTGTCCTTGCGGACTCTTCTTTTTTATCTTGGTCTTTTCCTCCAGATATGTTTGCGTTCTCTGCGGTTTCCTGCACTTCAGCTGCTCCTTCTGGATTCAATCCTCTTTCTGCTCTAACTTCACCGGGTGCTAATACTCCCTCAGATAGATATATCATATCAGTCTTTGCTTTTATAAATGCATCATCTACATTTATATTCCTAAACTTAAACCTTGCATCTCCACCTAAAACTTGCGGCATCAATTGAGCGTTTATAGCTGCTTCTACCGCAGACTGTAGATGTCTAACGTAAGGTTCGAAAATAGCTCTTGCTTGTTCAGGTTTGTCAAACATAGTTATAGGTACCTTTAAGGCAACGTGTATTTTCTTAAGTATATCATCGGTATACTTACCATACTCGAATGCTCTTTGTGTACCTTGTAACTCTTTTACTACTATATCATTACCGTGTATAATATCTTCACCCGGTTCTAAAGCATTAAAAGCTGATACTATTTCATTTATTTTATCTGGGCCATAAGGCATATCAGGTAAACCAGCACTTATATCAAATCTGCTAGTAGCATATTTGTTTAATGCAGCACCTATATCTCTTTCGGCGTAATCTTTTAAATCTATTAAATATAGTATAGGGTGTATATCACTCAAACCATATGCATAGTCATCAAAAGGATTATTACGGTAACATATTAATTCATTCTCTTCAAAACGTACAGAGTCTTTTTCGTCTCCTATGTCTTGATAATAATACATTACTTGACCACTGGGGTCTCTTTGAATGTACATATTCTGTGATGACCTAATAACTAAGTTATCACCTGTCCATTCTAAGTAGGATGTACCAAAGATACGTCCATTCCTTAACCATGTGTATAATAACTGTTCAATATTTATTTCGTCAAATAAATCTTGAATTGTTTCTCTATCCTCATCGTTATCTGTTACAATATCATACCCATCCTTGGCTGCGTACATACAAGGTAGGTCAATTAAAGTTCTAACTATAGGGTCAGACAAATATACATTCATATATGTTTTGTAATCACCTATCTGAGGTTCTTTATTGGCTTCTTTCCTTCCAAAAACTCCACCTTTATTAGATAATGATAATCTTTTAATGATACCATCACCATAACTTCTTGGTGAATCTTTTTGAAATGGAGGATTTTCTCCAACAGTTGCGAAACTTCGCCTATTAAAAGGCCAATAATCTCTTAGAGC